ATAAATTCCTCGGTAGTGTGTGGTACGTTCTTAGCACATCTAGGACAACCTGATTTATAATATAATAAATGCCTTGGATTTTTATAGAATGCCCCATGTTCTTTACATTTAAGTTTAACCTTTGTTTCAAAATCTATATAAACTGTTTCTGAATAATCCCACTCATCTCCTTGTACAGCTTTTATTTTTTCTATAAACTCTTCTTGTGTATACTTTCTTTTTTCTGAACTCTTTTCAAACCCACATGTAGGACAACCATTACCACGAATGTGTGCAGCTGGTTGTTGAAAGAAATAAGTTTTATGTTTTTTGCAGTATATTTCTAAAGGAGTAATGCTATCTAAATAGATAGATCTATCGTATACATAGGCATCACCATGTACCTCTCTAGCTTTCTTAATAAATGACTCTAGGTTATCTCTACAATGGTTAGCTGATGCTTCAAACCCACATTGAGGACAACCATGTGATAACCTAACATGGCTGTATAAAGCTTGACTAAATTTACCATGTATAGGACAAATAATATCCATTTTATCTTGTGCACTAATAAATGTATCTTCAAGATAAGTAAATTTATTACCAAACTTAGCTATAGCTCTTTCAGTAAATGTTTTAAAAGGATTACCCCTTACTCCACATTTAGGACATTGTTGAGTTAAATGTCGGTAAGCTCTCATAGTAAAAATGCCATGCTCAGGACAATCTATATTTATAAAGTCTGTACTATTGTATATTTCATTGGGATATTTGTATTTATTGTTGTATATTGAATTAAATCTATTAATGTACTCTTCTGCTTTGTTTTTTGGTGTTTTCATGATTGGTTTGTTTAATTAAGGTTAGTTACAATTATTATATATGTAACCATTTATGTTTACAAAGTATTAGTAAAATATTGTAAGAATTGAAATACCCCCAGTAACCATTGGTTACCAGGGGTATATTTAAGTAAGAGACTTAAGAAGGAAGATCAGTCATCCGCCATGCTTGTACATAAGTACTCATAACGGTTTTCATATTGTTAGCATAGATCTTAATTGGGAGTGTCCAAGAGAATCCTCTCAGGTTATCAAGCTCAGTCACTGTAGCATTTGGAATAACTACAAACTTAGAATCAAATCTATCTTTAACGATGTTAGCAACAAAGTTATTAACTTGTTCTTCTAACTGGGCGTTAGTCAAACTAATGCTACCAGTAAATTCTCGCCATGCAGCGTGTGCAACCTTATTGAGGTAAGCAATTGCCACAGCAGTAAAGAAACTATTAAGAACAGATGTATCGTTTTCGTACACAGTCTGCAAAGCTGGGAAGAATTGAGTTCTAATCTGATAGTTAAGAACAAAGTTCAAACCAACACTCCAAAGGACATTACGTGTTGAAGTTGGCACCCATGTCACGTCAATATTTTTCAATTGAGTAATGATGCTCAGAGGTGCGCGATCAAACGCAAATCCATTTTTCCAACGACCGTTACGTGCACCCATATAACGAGCAGCTTTGTAAGCAACTTCGTAAGACAAAGATACGCGTTTAATATAGAGTGAATTAATGAGATCACCACTACCAGCGTTAATCATACCACGCATCACAGGTGTACCAAATGTTGCTGATTCAGGATACAGTTCAACAGCTGTTTTAAGAGCAACACCTACTGAATACTGATCAGCTAGAGTAGCAGATGGAGCGTTATGGGCAAAAGTACTAAGAACAATAAAGGTATCTTTACGACGAGAGATAAACTTCATGATGTTTTTCTTTGTCTTCAAAGTAAAACCACTATCGTAGATAATGGATTCAGGGTGAAGAACTAAGTCGTTGTATTCATGAAGACTATTGTTATAGTTCTCCATATCAATATTAAGTAAAGAATCTAACAGATCTTCTGTAATAGTGCCGTCAGAGCTACCAGATAAGAATAGGTTAGTATTGCGTGTCAAACGAATACTATCAGTTGAGTCAACTAGTTTAATGGCTTGGTAAGGTGAACCATTAGAGCTAGTGAAACTTAAGATATTAAGAGCATGAATATTGTTTTCAGTGTTATTAATCACTGAATCACGCATTGTGTCAGAGATGTTTTTCTCAGCGTCATATAGATCTTGAATAATAGCATCTAGATTGTCTTGATACAAATAAGCAACACCTAGACCTGTGTCAAGACTGATAGGTAGATCAATGTACTGATCTTTAACCACTTTTTTCAGATCGATAACTGCACCGCTTGCTGGATCAATACCGTTGTTTTTAACAACAAACTTAGCAGTGCTTGCACCAAAGCTATTAAGAACTGGAATAGTTTTACCAGTTACGGCGTCAGCGATTCTCACCATTTGGAAATAGAAGGGATACAGTAGACCTTCATTAAGAACATTGCTTGCAAAAGGAATAAGATCAGTTTCTAATCCAGGGAACAGTTTGATAGCAATCTTGTTACCAGCTTCACCAGGTGAGCTTGCAGCAAATTCAAAGATAGGATATTGTTTAGACTGCACGGCACCAGCAATTTGAGTACCTGCACGAACAGTCAATAGACCACGTTGATATAGACCAACATCTACTACGGTCTTATCCATTACCCATTTAACAGAATAACCTGAAATAAGAATAGGATTACCACCGGCATCTAGTTGTGGGATAGGTGCACCGTTGACATCGAGTTCTAAAGATCCATCAATGTTTTTAACATAGAGAGGAACTTGTGTAGGTAACACATCTAAGTACAAAGCTAAGTTAGCAGTGTCTTTAGCATCAGGTGCGACTAAGCGATGAATGACACAGTTATTACCAGCTGAAGCAATAGCTTGAATATACAAGGACTGATGGGTGTAGTACTTCTTATTAACGTCAAAAGTATCATCACCATAAGCTTGAGTTAGAGATACACTGTCGAAATCTAAATACGTAGGACCAACTGGGCCTTTTTCAGCAAAAATATACAACTTGGGTAAATGCTGAGGAATGTCTAAAGGCGCAAGTGGTATTTGTCTAATACTTAAGTCTTCTGTACCTAAGTCAATTACCATCGGCGCGGCATTAACGATATCTACCATTTTAAAACTCCTAAACTAAAAGAAAACAAAGAATTCCATGCTTTGAACAAACCAAAGAATTCACCGAGGACATGATATGATTCTTAAAGAACCCTATGATTTCAAAACACTGGACTTAACCAATAACACACAAACAATACTTAACATAAATAAGTATATTGTAACAGACTACATGTATATTAAAGAAAGAGATAAACTTAAAATATCTTCTTTTAGTGATTTACACACAACACTAAACCCTGTTTTTCTTTATGGGTTAAGTGATATAGAGAAGGATATTGCTCCATTTAATCATCCTATTATTAATGTTGAGGCTAAATGGATAGCACTAGATTTGCGTCAAGTAACTAAACTTGACTCAAATAGAGAAAATTATGAGGTTAGAAATGACAATGAATACAATTTAGCTATTCAGAGATTTGTTTTAAGCGGTATGTGGTTTATAGGTAAACAGTCATCTATCTACTCATTAAAGTTTCCTCATTTTGCTTATGCTACATGGTTATCAGATAATTTAGTAAAGAGATTTGGTTTGGATTTAAATAACCAAATTCAGTTAAGAGTACTTGCTCTTATATACTATGCTAAACTATTCACTAATGATTTTAGTGAAGATGATTTTAATAAACTTGTTATTAGGTTAAAAGAAGATATCATTGTTCCAAGCTTGTTAGAAGAAGTTTATAGTAAAATTACTAAGCTCGATACAATAGATGATTTTTGTAATGCTTGTTATGAAGTCACTGGTAATATTAGATTAAAGAATCTTGATTACAATGTTCTAATATCTATTCTTAGTAATAACTGGATTGGTATTAATGGTAAGGAATTGATACTATTAGCACTAGATCATCCACCTACTTGGATATCTATTGTATATGGCGCTTTGACACAAAGATCTTTTAAGAAAAACTATGTCACTAATGTTGTCGAGAAAAACAATAAGAGGGGAAGCGCTGATGACTTCTTAAAATCTCTTATCTATATGACCAGAGAATACAAGGATTGACATCCTCCCCGGCTTGAAGGCCGGGGATTCCTAAGGTTACCCTTAGGGATTACCACTTCAAAGAGGTACATGCTACCAGTTGCCTGATAGTAGAGGTGAAGAACTCTCCATGGTCTGAACCTGAGTGCCCTCTCAGGTGTTGTTAGATTAGCCAGCTACGACGGCTACTTCACCATGGTGTGACTTCGAGGTGGGCAGTGTAGCGTAGAGCTCCATAGCCTTATTCTCGATGTTGGCTGCTGCGTTAAGGTCTCTGTCGTGTGTGTTACCACAGAACGGACAGTCCCAAGTGCGCTCAGATAGTGAGAGCTTCCTCTCAAGCTGCTTACCTGTTAGTGAACAGATATGGCTGCTTGGGAAGAAGCGACTCATATAGATGAGGGTAGCATGTTGGGATTCCACCACCTTGTACTGAAGCTTCTGGAAGAACGAAGACCAGGCTGCGTCTTGTATAGCTTTACTGAGCTTGCGGTTACGTATCATGTTGGCGACAGCTAGGGCTTCTACACCGATTACGTGGCTATTGTTAACCAGTGTGCGAGTTGCCTTGTGTTGCCAGTCATGACGGGCGTTGGTGACCTTTTGGTGTAGCTTGGCTACTTTGATTCTGGCTTTAGTGCGGTTCTTACTTCCTTTGGTTTTCCTTGAGAGGGATTGCTGGTGGCGCTTAAGGGATTTAAGGTGGTTTTGAAGCCACCGTGGGTTCTCTAGTTTGTCACCTGTAGAGAGAGTTGCATAGGTTTTGATGCCTAGGTCGATGCCTACGTTGGTCTCACCAGCAGTCTTTTGAGGAGTGTACTCACAAGTGAAGCAGACGTAGTAGTCCCCTGATGGTGTCTTGGAGATAGCTAGTGATGTAGGGTAGCTTGGTAACTCTCTGGACCAGATGACTTTAAGGGGAGTGTCTAGCTTAGCGATATAGAGTTGATGGTCTTTGAGGCGAAAGCCATTTCCCATGAGGTTAAACGACTGGCGCTGTGCTTTCTTCTTGAAGGTTGGCTTAGAGAAACGGCCTTTACGCACACTCTTGAGTGACTTGAAATAGCGGTCATAGGCACCTCCTAAGTGTATAAGAGCTTGTTGTAGAGCCACAGCTGATGTCTCTTGGAGCCAAGCAGTCTCTGGGTTATTACGGTGTATGGCTACCCTACAAGAGAGTGCGTTAGAAGAGAGGTTAGGCTCTTTGATGGTATCAGTGAGTGTGCCATTTTCCTTGGCAAAAACATAAGTCTGATGTTCCCTTTGGGTGTCTGCCAGGACTTTGTTATAGAGGAAACGGCAAGCACCGAAGGTCTTAGCTAGGAAGTGCTTTTGTTCGTCTGTTGGGTAGATGCGGTATTTGTAACCCTTAACGAAGGGCTTTTTAGGAGACTGTTCCATGTGGTAACCCTTTCATTAAGTTGTGTTGTTAATGCGACTTTATATAACCATAGTATTTACGTTTCATCCTCGGTCTGAAGACCGGGGCCTTCACTAACCTTGAGGTAAGCTATGTTAGAGATACAAAAGTTTGCTCTTGCTAATATTTATTGTGCTCCTTTTCAGGATAGGAAATTTAGTTTTAAGATGGTGAGAGTTAATAAGCCATCTCAGCCTTTTAAAAGAAAGTTTAATGTATTTAATATAGTTAAGAATTTGCCTGATGAGACAAGTTCATTTCATATATTCATTATAGGACATTTAAACCCTCATTTTCTTGACTTACTTCTACAACAAAAAGAATGGTTTAGAGATGTTTGGGTTAAAGTCTCTAGTGATATGGTTGAGAGAAACTTTATTTTTAAGGTTTATAATCAAGATGGTGTTTTATATCCTAGGGATAATATCTATTATTCCTTTATAGATGAGAGTACTTTACTTATAGCTTTAAGAACTGACTATAGTTTAAAGACACATTTTGATATAGAGTCATTTAAATATTTACAAGTCTATAGTAACTCATATTTTCAAAGTAATGAGTACGGTGAACTTCCTGTTCAAAATGGTATCAAATATAGTTTTTCTTTTGTGTATGATAGTGCTAATAAAGTAGCACTTCAAAATCAAAAGAATCTATGGGAAAGTAATGGTGGTAAAACACTTATCTATGTCAATGGTTATTACACTGATGATCTGACACTTAATATACCTGATAATAGTTATGTTGAATTAGTGTATGATCAGTCAATAATTTCTAAGGAAGCTTTTGTTATATCTAGTTTGAGGACATTTGATTCTATTAAAGATAACAAGTTAAAATACTTTCTCTTTAGAGATACAATTATAGATAGAATTCAGTATGTTGATGACAATGAGATTTATATAGAAGATAAGAGTAGCTTAGTCACTAAGGGGTTGTTCTTTTACGAACACGCTGATTATGCTGTTCGTAATGTCACTGATAAAGACTATGGGCTATATACAAGCTTTGTTATTAATCAAGCACAGACTCTTACTAACTTAACTACTGGTGCGGTGTCAGATAAATATCTCACTTTGTATACTAGAAAATCAGGACTTAGTAGACCTAACATATATAGTACTTTAAAGCTTAATGAGTTATATAAGTTACCTCAAGATAAAGAGCTAGATGTTCTCACTAACGTTAACTATACGCTTAGTGAATTAAGAGCTGATACTTTAGAGAATAGTGACTACTTCAAGGTAGCCTCAGCAAACCCTATAAATCAACTCACAAGAGATCTTTGTACGTCAGCTGTAGGGTACAATGGTATAACCTATTATTTTGCTAAAACACCTGTTCTAGTCAGTATACCTTTAACTATACCACCTACTACAACAGCAGGTGTGGATGTTCCATTTGTTTATCAAGAACCTTCTTCTGTTTTTGAGTACGATAACACTGGTAAATATGTAGGTTCATTTAGAACTACTGGTCCTATGTATGTCACCACTAAACCTAATGTTAAATATGTAGATTTTATATATGGTGTAACTCCAAATGACTTTGGATCATATTTATCTAATGGTTCTGTTTTCACACTACTTCATAATGAATACAAAGTTATATCAGCTGTATTTACTGGTGTTACTAGAATAACTAATTGGGTAGATATCACAACAGATATTACTAAAGTAAATATAATTGGTAATGATGTTACAATCAATGTAGATGACAATACACTTGTTAAGGTTGTTTATTTGAATCAACCTAACATCTATGATTTAGAGTTAGATATGTCTTCTGGTAATTTGTATTTTCCTATCATGGTTAAAGAAGATCGTGGAACAGGTACATTTACATTTCCGGCAGATGTACCTTATACTAACATAGAGTTATTCCTTAACGGTTATAGACTTGTTTATAACTTAGATTACTTTGTGGATTTTCCAAATATCTCTATATGCAATAAGACTTACATAGATTACACTCTACCTTATCAAAAACTAAATATAAGAGCTTATGGTTTTACGTTAGATAAAACACAGATTAACAAAACAGAGGTTAATGGTTTTATTAATAACGGAGTCCTTACTAGAAATAACTATTACGATATCAGAGATGATAGAGTATTTTCTGTCTATATTGGGGGTAAACTTTATAATCGAGATAATATAGCTTTTGCTGAGCTTGATAATACAGTTAGAACAGTTGACCCTCTAAACGGATTACCTTATAGTGTATCTGAACCTTTTATCCCTGTTAAGTCTATTACTGGAATAGATACTATACCCATCTATCTTAAAAACATAGATGTTAATAAAAAGATCTCTCAACTCTTTAATGTGATCTATCCTGAGCCAGGTATAGGAACATTTGATATAATAGCTGATAGACATATAATCTACTCACCAACAGTCAGTAATTTTATTAACGATATACTGTTAGGAGTTATACCTTCTAGCGTTTATACTACACCTTATAATGACAGTACAATTATAGGTATGCTTGATAATGCTTATAAAGGGGTTTATGCTTTAGATCCTATAAGGTTTGATTTACCAGATAACTTAGTAACCATCCAACCACATCTTGGTAATAGTGTTATTAATCTTAACTTACATGCCTATCGCTTCATTGCTAATTTAATAAGAATAATCACTAAAGGTAGGCCTAATTTAATCAATGTTTCTGGCTATCTTAATGTAACAACTTAAAAAAAAAAACTATACCACCTAAGCTATTTATGCTTAGGTGGTATAGTGAATGTTATTCGTCCTGAGGTCTAGGGAACCCTTTAGGTGTGCACCACCAAAACTTCTCGTTAGGTTTGTTTAACCTATATTTATCTTCGTAAATCTCCAAATCACAAAAATTATCGATAGATGGTTGATTGATCTTTTCGTTATATCTAAACACAGGAATCCATTCATGCGTCTCACGAATATAGACCCACTGTGTATCTTTAAACCCAGGAACACTTAGTAGTTCCTCTACCGTTAGATGTGAATCTTGCACACATCCATCAATACCATTAAAGGTAAACCCTAATCCAGGACCATCCCTAAGGTATAACACATTACAAATTTCTTCTAAAGAATAAGATTGATATCTTTTTGGATAAACTTTCATACTAAACTCCTTTGTTTAAAAAGTTAATGGTGCCCGAAGCCGGAATCGAACCGGCACGCTTATTAAGCGCAAGATTTTAAGTCTTGTGTGTCTACCTATTTCACCATTCGGGCTTTTGGGTTGGTGCACCCGGCGGGACTTGAACCCAAACCAACCTCCGGTTTAGAAGACCGGTATTCTATCCAGTTGAATTAACGTGAGTGTATTACACTTAATATATCTGTAACTAAAAATAATTCTATACTCATTTAACAATAAGCTGTTGCTCTATCCCCTGAGCTAAAGACGTATTTAATGAATATTCACAAAGTTTTTAGTTTTAAGAATTAGCTGCGCTAAAATATCGCTAGCAATATCCTCGTAACTATCGAGCCTTCTATTAATACTAATTTCAAAATTTAAAGTTAAGTAAAGACACCCTTTAATGTCTTCTTTAACTTGTTTACTAGCGTTATTTAACATAGCTATTTTTTCTCTGTCTATAGGAGAGTCTTCGCTTAACAAATCTTCTCTAAGGTTATTAAGAATGCTATTAATTGACTTTTCTTTATCTAGACTATCTCTAGCAAAATGTATATGAAAATAGACTGTAGAAGCATTTTCAAACCTGACTAAAGCTTCTAAAATACTGTCAAACATACTCTCTGAATAAAGAAGTTTATCTGGTATTTGAAAAGCTATGTTTTTTGCTCGAGAATCTTCTACTGTAGACATGGTTACTTATTTCGTTCAGTATTAAAGAAATTCTTAGACTTCTTTTCAGGGTTTAATGCAGCCATTTTACGAATGTATTTTTTTGTGAGTTTACCTGTCTCTTGTTTTTCTTGCTCCAACTTTTCTCTAAGAAAACTAGAAAACTCATTTTGTTTAGAGACACCATCTTGAATTGGTTCACCTGGTTTAACTGGATTATCTTCTCTTAAATACTTCTTTTTAAGCTCTTCTGCGATTTCTTGTTCTTTAGCTAGTTTAGCCTGTAACTCACTAACGAGTTTGTTATTGAAATCTGCAACAAGTTTATTTGTGTCATTACTATCCTCACTATTAGTTTGGACTTTATCCTTTTCATCTAAACGTTCTTTTAGTTTCCAGTTGTAACTAGCAATAGTAAGAACATTTTCTTCTAGACTTTTAACAGTTTGTTTTAAATAAAATGTTTCTTTTTGAAGATCAAAAATCGTTGAATGAAGTCTATCAATGTTAGTTGTATTGTTATTGAGTTGAGTGATTACATTTTTAACATCTGTTTCAACTTCAGACTTAACAGCAGCAATCATAGATTTAAGATGATCTGATTTAAGACTTAGGGTGGCAATTTCTTCATCTTGCTCAGCTTCATGCTCTTCTTCATCACTATTATATACAGGCTCATCGTCTTCAAAAGCTTCTGCGGCATCACGACGCTCGTTCTCACATTCACAGCAATGGCAGATATCTTCATCCTCTTCATCTTCATCTTCATCAGACATTTCAGAAGGACCACGATTTACGTAAGTACCTTGGTAGAAAGATGCAGGTAAACCAGACACATTCAGATTCTCAATATTGATAACAGTTTTCTTAGACATACTAACCCTTTTTAAGTTGATTAAAAGACATACAAACGCAGACTCAATGTATATATGTGTGATTGAAAAAAATTCTAGTGCACACTATAGTGGTTAGCTGTAGTGCGCACCAACTTAAGTTAATTAACAGCAGCTAATATAACAATAGCGATAGATACCATTATTAAACCCATACCGACAAAAACTAATCCCGCACCTTCTGGGGTTTGCATTGCTTTTTGAAATACCTTTAGCATGTCAACGTAATCTGTCAACCCCTTGCGTCCTAAATGTAGGACACCAATATAAAGAATACTTGTTAGTAAAATAATCAATGTACTAAGTGTTCCTGCTCCAAATGGCAAGTTCTGAACCATACCGTTATCTGGGTCACTAAGAAGCAACACTAAAATAACTAATACACTACCTATACCTAAGAAAATGTGCCTGAATCTCATACATAACTCCTAAAATATTTCTATACTAAACCGCGATATCCATTCTAATAAAAGGATGGCTAACATAATCACTTAGGATCACATCATTGATAGTAAACTTAGTGATGTCTTTGATGTCCTTATTAATGTACACTGTTGGCAGTTTATAAGGTTTACGACTAAGCTGTATCTCTAGTGGTTTAATGTGATTACTATAGATATGGCAGTCTCCACCAGTCCAAATAAATTCACCAACTTTTAGATTGCAGATACTAGCAATCATCATCAATAATAACATATAACTGGCTAAGTTATAGCAAACACCAATTCCAACGTCCGCCGACCTTTGATATAACTGACACGACAGAGTTCCGTCTGCAACATAAAATTGGAACAAAAGATGACACGGTGGTAATGCCATGTTATCAATTTCACCAACGTTCCAAGCTGACACAATCAGTCTACGGCTATTAGGATTACTCTTGATTTGGCTAATCACATTTTGCAACTGATCGATCTTCTTACCATCAGCTGCTTGCCATGAACGCCACTGACGACCATAACCATCACCAATTGTTCCATCAGCTTTTACCCATTCATCCCATATATGAACGTTATTATCAGTTAGATACTTAACACTAGTTGACCCACTGATAAACCACAGTAACTCATGTACAATGTTACTGAAGTTAATCTTTTTAGTAGTTAGAAGAGGAAAGCCTTGTGATAAGTCAAACCTAATCTGTTTACCAAAAACACTTAGTGTTCCTGTTCCTGTTCTATCACCTTTTTGTTTACCAGTCTGTAGAATCTCTTGTACAAATCGTAAGTACTTTGCTTCGCTGTTATCGTTCACTTTTATTTCCTTTTTAGCTAATTCAAAACTTCTTCTAACAACCCACTACCACCATCTGACTCAAAACTTTTAGGTAATTTAGTAAAGCTACTATCTTCCTTATCAATGTCTTCTAATATAGGTGTATTTAAACTAGGAAACTTTAACATAAAGTATTTTAACTCTTCTGAAATCACTGTAGGAATTCTATGTTTTCCTCTTCTAAAAGCTAAATATTTTTTTCCTTTATGATTAAATAAATGTATTTGCATCTCTAGATCAATATCAGCATCTAAAGACTTACAACCATCATAATAACCTTTTTCAGCTGTTTCGTTAACTAAATTATGTTCAGGTATACCGTTGCGTATCATCATTTTTGCTTCAGACGATAATTGTAGAGGTGTAATAAATATAATATTTCTAGCTGAACAAAAGTTTCTAAATCTACGCAACATATCTTTTTTATCAGCACCCATTGGTCCCATAGTGCAACCTACAGTTGGTAACAATAAAGCATAATCCAACATAAGAAGATGTACTGAATATCCTTGTGCTTCTAATTCAATGATTTTATTTATAACAGAAGAATAAGTCCATTGAGAAGGATCTACTCTCATCATTTTTATATGAAAACCTGTATTAGTTAATTTATCGATAATATATGAACCCATGTCACTACTACTAACATTTTCAAAATCTTTAGATGTTACAGTAATACCGTCATGAGCTTTTAAATATTGGTACATGAACTGAAGATTTCCGGTTAAAGAATCTTCAAAAGAAATACGAAGTAATAAAGGTTTTTTACCTACTTCTGTTGGTAAAATAATAGGTTTATTATGTCTAGCTATTTGCATAAAAAGACTTAGACTAAACCCAGTTTTATATTTATGTTGAAGAGCGCCAATTGATATATACTCACCACGTCTTAATCCAGATTGAAGACTTCTATTAAGAGCTTGCCATCCTGTAACATATATACTTTTGTTATTATTAAGATTTTTAACTTCCTCAAAAACTGTATTAAGATTATCAATATTAGCAAAGTCAATTTCATTAACTAAAGCTGGGTCTTTAATAGTTGTA